TCACTCGTTGGAATGAATACACAGTGCTTATTCGTACTAATAAAATACCCAATTTTCTGTTTCTTGGTTGTGTCCAAAGTTATATTCAATATCTGGTGTTGATGTATCAATATTCTTCATACCATCAACAAGAGTTGATACAACAGCCAAATCTTGTTTGATTCTCATTAAATGGTATTTCTTCCGGCGCAATAAACTTTCAATGGCAAGTTTCTTCGTTGGGAATGCAAAAGATCTTTCTGCATTTTTTGCTACTTTCTTAATTGCATATCTATTTCTCCTTTGTTTCCATTCCTGTAACCACTGATTTGGTGCTGGTTTAAAATTAACAATCCAATGCGCAGGAACCAACCATGCATAATGCTCTGTCTGATGAAAAGCTATATATTGAAGTGCGAATATTTTTATCCCATCTTCTTCAACTGTCGCCTGGAATCTCCAGAAAACAGGCATTCCATCATGTTCAGTTTCTGATTCAGGAAAAGGTACGCTCCATGATTTTGTCATATATCACCTCAAATAAGTGGTTTGCTGCCTAATTTCATTTTCTGGCGACCAACACAAGTCATCTTGCTGTCAGTTGTTTGGATTTCCGGTAGCCTGCCGCGTAAAGAGCTACATTTGGAAGACATACACCAGTTTCTGGTTGCTTATGTCCAAACTCATTCGCGTACACAATGGCCGCTCGCTCCAGATTGCGTCTGTATTCTTCCTGCTGCCAGATCACGTCCTGTGCCATGAACTTAATTGGCTTAGCGTCTTCTATGCGATCAGGCGTTTCGTGAGTACCTTTAGCCTGAATCTGCGCTCTACTTAGAGTTGGGCGGTGTAATACTTCTGAACTTATTGCTTCTTCGCGGGCCAGTACGCCGTTAGCTAATGCCTTTGCCTTTAAACGCTCACGACGACGAGAACGAGAATTGCCTTTGAACTGAGTTCTGCGTGTCATATGGAACCTCCTGATGAACTTTGGCGGTGAATACAGCCGGGCGACTAACTCCGGTCGCGTAATCATTGCAAAGCGCCTCCGCCGAGAAGGTTAGCTTCTGCATTCACCCCAAAGTTCACTTTGGTTATTGCGCTTTGTCAGCGCCGTAGATTCATATTCGAATCGTTGTATATTCACCGCCCTGGTGAGTAGTGCGTCCTGCTGATGGGTGAACTTTATCGGAATGATAAATTAATGGCAATAGCAAAATGATAAATTCTCTTGGTTTTCAAATATCGTATTGATTCTTATGGTGTTTTATTTTGTTGTAGGAATTCGACAGGATAAATAAAGAGATTTGAGGGAGATCTGGATTGCGTTGTTTAGCAAGTTGTATCTATTTATTTTTCAACAAATACAATTGGTTATGTGTTTTTAGGTGTGGGGATCGTGAGGCAAAGAAAACCCGGCGCTGAGGCCGGGTGGGGAATTTCACTTATTACTGTTCGTTTCCATGGGATTGGCCAAGAAATCAAAATAAGGCAGAGTGAACCTACCAAGGTTTGACATGAGGATAATTTGCTCGGCATATGTTTTTATATAGGGATATGCCATATTGGGAGCAATGGACCTTACCTCATATGATTTTGCCATTTCATGAGAAAAATCATCTTCTGACCGGAAGTCAAAGTCGTATGTGATGTCCATCTCAAGCCTGCCTTCAATAGTTACGGAGGCAAAATATCTCACTCTAAATAGCTTTGAATCCTTCACATTAGTGTAAAGTTCATTATTTAGATTAACGGTTGTTTTTATGGCTTTTTTTGCTGTTGAATCGCCTTCTAGCCGTGTCATAACCAAGCGTTCAACTTTTTTGCTAATGAGTTCAATTTTCATGGTAATAATAAGTAATTTCCGTCAGAAGTCATTTCGTCATTCAGGTTGCTAGCCGCTGTGAAACTTGATGACAAGTTACTTATCAAAGAAAAAACATTCCGTTTTTCTTTGCATTTGCCATTACCCCTTACTGCGCTGAACAACATTTTTGAAAAGTAAGATTCTGTAGCCTTTTCAGCGAAATAAGCAGAAGGTGATGTGACGGCTGACTCACACCGAGCAATGACGCTAGTCATGGCTGTTTCTTCTTCCTCTGCGTCAACTAGGCTCCATTCAATTGCGCTCATATCTTGAATTAAGATATCTGCAGGAATTCCAAGTCCGTCATGTAGTCTACGGATCATTGAAAGACTTAATGGACGCTTACGATTTAAGACCTCAGATACTTTAGATGCTGAGCCAATGTATTGTTTCATATCGGCATAAGAGAGGCCTTGTTGATCCATACGGAACTTGATTGCTTCTATGGGATCTGGCTTGTCCATAGGGAACTCGCGTGACTCATAGTGCTCGATAAGCAAGCCTAGTAGTTCAAACTCATCAAAATCTTCAGTTCCAGGTTGTAAATCACTAGACGCAAGTTCAATGAGCCTTTCCATAGCTGCAGCATGCTCTTCACTATTTTTAATGATGCGCCAGCTAGTTCGATTCATTTAAGCCTCCACTTGTCGTACTCTGCATGAGTTCCAACTCTTTCAACTATGACCATTCCTGCCTGGTAAACAACTTGGACAACGAGCCGATAGTTATTGCCTTTTATATTAAAAATTACCCTGTTGTTAGGAAGGAAGTCGGCAGAATTAAATCTATTCCGTATGTCTTGAGTCGTTTTCCAGTTTTCTCTTATCACTTCATCATACCAAGAGTCTAAAGCCCCCTTGGCCTGATTGTGCTTCCGGCTAAAACTGTGAAGCTTCTCTACGTTTAAGACCTTCATAATCCGATTTTGTTCCCTCTTTGGGAATTATAGATTCATTTCCCATAAAGGGAATCTGTATTTTTATCCAGAAATGCTATGTACATCACCCAAACGTCTCTTCAGGCCACTGGTTACCAGCTATGTGACGATGAAGTCACGAACTTTTCAGCCACTCCCTTGCCTCGATGTCATCCAGATGGCGAGATTGCTTCAGAATACCAGCCACATACTCCACCTTTGCTACTTGATGATAAGGCAACGTTATTGGCCTGTGGTCCTGGTTGATGCTTGTAAATTGGTATTCTCCGTCTCTGTCATAGCCAAGAACTTTGATCATGTTGTGTCCTTCAACAGTTCTGACAAACACCTCATCACCCGGGAATACTTTGGTGTTAGGCTCAATGAGTACATATTCTCCTGATTTTATTCTGGGCCACATGCTGTCTCCTTTCACACGAAGACCAAAGGCATCTGGATCATCGCTATAAATTTTGAGCCACCCATCGCGCTCTTCGGTCATCTCGATGGCACCATCAACACCAAGAATTGCCTCACCAACCACGCGCACTAACCCTTTTCTTACCTGACCGACAAAAGTTAAAGAATCTGAGCATGATGCAATTGGTGTTACATCATGTACCAAATCAAGCCACCCATTAGGTAACCCAAGCGCGGCTTCAAATTTTCTTGCTAGTTTATCCCCTATGTTTCGAGTGCTTTTTTCACCGGAGACTTGCGTGAGTTGAGAAGGGCTAACCCCAAGCTTATCGGCAAAGCTTGCATTAGTGTTACCCGCGATTTTTTTATGCTCATCTAGCAAAAACGCCAGATTCGATTTGCGAATATCTTTGTTTTCCATCTCACAATTTTCCCTCTATTTAGCAAATGGATAAATACGCAATATGATAAATTTACATTGCGGATGATTTATCAAAATGGTAAAGTTGTTCTGTGTGATAAACGGAGGCACTAATGAGTAATGAACTACTACGCTGGCGAAAAGAGGCTTCTAGTGAGGAATGGAAGCGACTCGCCGCATTAGCGAAAACTTCAGTTGGCTATCTTGACCAGATTGCATATGGATTTCGAAGAGCTTCCCCTGATAAAGCGAATGCAATCGAAGAAGCTACTCGTAATTTCACGGGTTATAAACCTGTGAAAAAGGAAAACCTAGTGTTCGTATCGCGTAGAGCATCGGCTGCATAAGTAACACCGCTATTTTCACAATGGACATTCGTCCTACGTCGCTGACAAAGCGAGTCCCAATATATCTGACCAACTAAGGCCATATGCGTTTCCACGCATACCTTTCAACTAGCTATTCACTATTGGAAATCTTAAGAAATGGAACAAACAAGTTACAGCAAACTATCACAGCGAGAAATTGATCGCGCTGAAACTGATTTACTCATCAACCTGTCAACGCTTACCCAGCGCGGTCTGGCAAAGATGATTGGCTGTCATGAATCGAAGATAAGCAGAACAGACTGGAGGTTTATAGCTTCGGTCTTGTGTGCTTTTGGCATGGCATCAGACATCAGTCCGATTAGCAGAGCTTTTAAGTATGCGCTTGATGAAATCACAAAGAAAAAATCCCCGGTGGCCGCCGGGGACTCTAAGCAAATTGATATGCAATTCTGAGGGAATTACTGGATCAATCCACAGGAGTCATTATGACAAATACAGCAAAAATACTCAACTTCGGCAGAGGTAACTTTGCCGAACAGGAGCGTAATGTGGCAGATCTCGATGATGGTTACGCCAGACTATCAAATATGCTGCTTGAGGCTTATTCAGGCGCAGATCTGACCAAGCGACAGTTTAAAGTGCTGCTTGCCATTCTGCGTAAAACCTATGGGTGGAATAAACCAATGGACAGAATCACCGATTCTCAACTTAGCGAGATTACAAAGTTACCCGTCAAACGGTGCAATGAAGCCAAGTTAGAACTCGTCAGAATGAATATTATCAAGCAGCAAGGCGGCATGTTTGGACCAAATAAAAACACCTCAGAATGGTGCATCCCTCAAAACGAGGGAGGTTCCCCTAAAATGAGGGACATCCCTCAAAACGAGGGAAAATCCCCTAAAACGAGGGATAAAACATCCCTCAAATTAGGGGATTGCTATCCCTCAAAACAGGGGGACACAAAAGACACTATTACAAAAGAAAAAAGAAAAGATTATTCGTCCGAGAATTCTGGCGAATCCTCTGACCAGACAGAAAACGATCTTTCTGTGGTTAAACCGGATGCTGCAATTCAGAGCGGCAGCAAGTGGGGAACAGCAGAAGACCTGACCGCCGCAGAGTGGATGTTTGACATGGTGAAGACCATCGCACCATCAGCCAGAAAACCGAATTTTGCAGGGTGGGCTAACGATATCCGCCTGATGCGTGAACGTGACGGACGTAACCACCGCGACATGTGCGTGCTGTTCCGCTGGGCATGCCAGGACAACTTCTGGTCCGGTAACGTGCTAAGTCCGGCCAAACTCCGCGACAAGTGGACCCAACTCGAAATCAACCGTAACAAGCAACAGGCTGGCGTGACAGCTGGAAAACCAAAACTCGACCTGACAAACACTGACTGGATTTACGGGGTGGATTTATGAAAAACATCGCCGCACAGATGGTTAACTTTGACCGTGAGCAGATGCGTCGGATCACCAACAACATGCCGGAACAGTACGACGAAAAGCCGCAGGTACAACAGGTAGCGCAGATCATCAACGGTGTGTTCAGCCAGTTACTGGCAACTTTCCCGGCGAGTCTGGCTAACCGGGACCAGAACGAACTGAATGAAATCCGCCGCCAGTGGGTTCTGGCTTTCCGGGAAAACGGGATCACCACAATGGAACAGGTTAACGCAGGAATGCGCGTAGCCCGTCGGCAGGATCGACCATTTCTGCCATCACCCGGGCAGTTTGTTGCATGGTGCCGGGAAGAAGCATCCGTTATCGCCGGACTGCCAAACGTCAGCGAGCTGGTTGATATGGTTTACGAGTATTGCCGGAAGCGAGGCCTGTATCCGGATGCGGAGTCTTATCCGTGGAAATCAAACGCGCACTACTGGCTGGTTACCAACCTGTATCAGAACATGCGGGCCAATGCGCTTACTGATGCGGAATTACGGCGCAAGGCTGCCGATGAACTGACCTGTATGACAGCACGAATTAACCGTGGTGAGACGATACCTGAACCAGTAAAACAACTTCCTGTCATGGGCGGCAGACCTCTAAATCGAGCACAGGCTCTGGCGAAGATCGCAGAAATTAAAGCTAAGTTCGGACTGAAAGGAGCAAGTGTATGACGGGCAAAGAGGCAATTATTCATTACCTCGGGACGCATAAGAACTTCTGTGCACAGGACGTTTCCGCGGTAACAGGCGCAACCGTAACCAGCATAAATCAGGCTGCGGCTAAAATGGCGCGGGCAGGAATCCTGGTCATTGATGGTAAGGTCTGGCGAACGGTGTATTACCGGTTTGCTACCAGGGAAGAACGGGAAGGAAAGATGAGCACGAACCTGATTTTTAAGGAGTGTCGCCAGAGTGCAGCGATGAAACGGGTATTGGCGGTATATGGAGTTAAAAGATGACCATCTACATCACTGAGCTAATAACAGGCCTGCTGGTAATCGCAGGCCTTTTTATTTGGGGGAGAGGGAAGTGAACGATAGCTACCGACAGTTTGAAAACTGGTGGTCAAAAGACAAAAGCCAGTTCACGGGAGACGATGAATTAAAAGAGTTTGCCTGGGTGATATGGCAGGCATCGCGCTCTGCTATTGAACTGGATATCGACTGGCCCGAATCGAATGACGACTTTTGGAAAGATGGTGAAGAAGGTGCTTATGCGATGGGTTATGAGGATGGGCGTGACAAAACGGTAATTGCAGTAATGAAAGCCATCAGGGCCGCAGGAATCAAAGAAAAGAATTTCGATTAAGCAAATATCACTTCAATAAATCGCTTTTAAGGCATCACAATCGCTCTGTAGCGAGGTAAACGCGTGCAAGGCATGCCAATAAGCAGCGAGAATGAAAAATGCGTCAGAATGCGTTTGAGGAGGTTTTAAGAAATGAGTACGATAGCTGAGCTTGTCAGGGCTAATTTTCGTGAAGAGTTGGTGCGTTGGTATCGGTATCGTTCATCGTCCAGTTTGCCGCTTGATGAGTTGTATGAGCATTCACCTGCCGCACGACGCTATCCGCGTGACCGTGTTCTTCGACGGTTGTTCAAACTCAACAATGAGTTTCAGCGCAACAGAATTATCCGGAGTCTGGATTTAAAGTGAAGGAGTGAGCATGAGCGACCTATCATTAACCCAGCCAAAGCTAAAAGAATGTCCGTTTTGCGGCGGTAATGCTCGTCTGTGGGTTGAGGCCGGAATAAATATTGATGTGTGGGGCTATGCAGAATGTGACCTCTGTGAAGCCAGGGGGGCATGGGCACCATCAGTTGCTGCGGCGGCTGAAAAATGGAACCGGAGAGCAGGAGATGAAGCAAACCTTTCTGCTTCGCAACGAAGCAATCAGAAATAACGCCATAGACGCCATTCTCTCACTACCCATCGACGACAAGTCACCCCACGAAGTCCACGTTAAAGAACCCAAGCGCAGCAAAGCGCAGAATGACCGTATGTGGCCGATGCTGAACGATGTTTCGCGTCAGGTGCTATGGCATGGTCAACGGCTGGCGCCGGAAGACTGGAAAGACCTGTTCACTGCCCTGTGGCTTAAGACCAAAAAACTGGAGCAACGAAGTGTGCCTGGTATCGACGGTGGCGTTGTCATGCTTGGCGTGCGTACCAGCAAAATGCGGAAGGCCAGCATGACTGAGCTTATCGAAATCATGTTCTGGTTCGGCTCAGAGCGCAACGTGCGGTGGAGTGATGACTCCCGGCGAGAGTATGAATGGTCACAACGAAAAGGTAGGGCTGCATGACTATCAAATCAAATACGCCAGCACACGACAAAGACTGCTGGCAAACGCCGCTTTGGCTTTTTGATGCACTGGATATTGAGTTTGGATTCTGGCTGGATTCGGCAGCGAGCGACAAAAATGCTCTGTGTGCTCACTGGCTAACTGAGGCCGACGACGCGCTCAATTCTGAGTGGGTAAGCCACGGTGCAATCTGGAATAACCCACCGTACAGCAATATCAGGCCGTGGGTGGAAAAAGCCGCTGAGCAGTGCATACAACAGCGACAGACGGTAGTTATGCTTGTACCAGAGGATATGTCAGTCGGATGGTTCAGCAAGGCTCTGGAGAGTGTTGACGAAGTTCGTATTATCACTGATGGACGGATTAATTTTATCGAACCATCGACAGGGCTGGAGAAGAAGGGAAACAGCAAAGGTTCCATGCTGCTGATTTGGCGACCGTTCATCAGTCCTCGACGGATGTTTACTACCGTATCCAAAGCGGCATTGATGGCGATCGGGCAGGGCGTCAGAAGGGCGGCATGAGGCGACAGCAAAGAAGCATCACCGACATCATCTGCGAAAACTGCAAATACCTTCCAACGAAACGCTCCAGAAATTTAGTTTTGAGCAGAATACCATGATGTCAGTGCAAGGGGGAGAAAGTCTCCTCATTATCTGATTCGCAATTTACGTGCATATTTAAATATTGCACGTTACAACGTGCATGTGTATGATTGACTTATCAATCACAACACGAGATATGCTCATGAAAAATGATGATGTTAGTGGGAAGGCCAAAGGCGGTAAGGCACGCGCGGCAAAAATGACAGCAGAGCAAAGAAAAGAATCCTCAAGAAAGGCTGTTGCCGCAAAAAAAGAAAAAGCTTTATTGCCCGTATCTGCGAATGAGGGAAAGTTAAAGATCGGTGATGCGGAATTAGATGTCGCGGTTCTCGAAAATGGACGGCGTATCATATCACAAGCTTCTGTTTTTAAAGCATTTGGCCGACCACAAAGAGGGGGTAGAGCACCTCAAGAAGAGGGGGTGATCAATATGCCCGCTTTTATGGATGCTGCAAACCTTAAAAAATATATAAATCAAGATGTTATGGGTGTGATCAATAAGGTCAAATACAAGACGATTACTGGCTCCGTCCAGGAAGGTTATGACGCATCCATAATACCTCTTGTCTGCGATGTTTATTTAAAGGCAAGAGAGGCAGGCGCTATCACCAGGCCAAACCAGTTAGAGACAGCCAAGAAAGCTGAAATTCTGGTGCGCTCATTAGCTAAAGTCGGAATAATAGCGCTTGTTGATGAAGCGACGGGGTACCAGCGAGATAGAGAAAAAGATGCGCTCGCCAAAATACTCGAGGCCTTTGTCGCAAAGGAAATTCAACCTTATATTACAACATTTCCTGCTGATTATTATGAAGAGCTTTTCAGGTTAAGGGGCTTAGAATACCCGCCGGAAAATCCCCGCTTCCGGCCTCAGTATTTTGGCGTTTTGACAAATGATATCGTCTACAAGAGATTGGCACCAAACATCCTTGAGGAGCTTAAAAAGCAGAACGTAAAGGCCTCAAAAGGTACAAAGTTGTTTCAGGGGCTGACGCCAAATATTGGATATCAAAAATTAAGAGAGCATCTGTCATCAACCGTTACGATTATGAAGCTATCTAACGACTATTCAGATTTTATTGCAAAAATGAATCGCCTGCATCCAAGGTTTGAGGATGTGAAAACAGACGAACTGGATGATTCAGACAAGTAACAGTAACCCACCTTCAGGTGGTTTTTTTGTACAAATCCTTCAGAGTAAGTTTACCTCCTTCACTGCATTACTACTGACCATTGACAACTTAACAAACCCAGCTTCGGCTGGGTTTTTTATTGCTGAATTTTCAATGTGAGAGGACATGACAATGGTAAGCGTACAGCCTGAACCGTC